ACGCTAGGGTGTGCGGCGACGCTTGGGTGTGCGGCAACGCTGAGGTGTGCGGCAACGCTAGGGTGTGCGGCGACGCTTGGGTGTGCGGCGACGCTTGGGTGTGCGGCGACGCTGACTATTTATTGATCGGTCGCATTGGTAGTAGATTTAGTTTTACGACATTTTTCAAAAATAAAGACAAAGGTATAACAGTGTCTTGTGGTTGTTTCTTAGGGACTATTGCCGAATTTAGAGCTAAGGTTACCGATACACATGGAAATAATAAGCACGCAAAAATGTATAACCTTGCTGCAGATATGGCAGAACTACAGATTTTAGGCGAAGAACATTTTGACAAGCTGAACACTAATAAGTCAGAACCGTTTTGATATACAGTCAGCTTTAGGAGGTAGGCAATGAATAAAATCATATGCGGCGATGCACTAACCGTATTACGTACTTTACCGGATAAAAGTTGCAGATGCTGTGTAACGTCGCCGCCTTACTTTAACCTACGTGATTATGGTGTACCAGGGCAAATAGGACTTGAGCCAACAATGCAGGAGTACATTGCCCGACTTGTTGAGGTATTCGCCGAGGTCAAGAGGGTACTGACTGACGATGGTACTTTGTGGGTTAATATAGCCGATAGTTATGGGCAAAATTTTAGATGGGGAAACAAAGAAAAGGCGAGCAATAAGCAAATGAGTAATCGGGGTACAGTAGCATTTATGGACAAAAGCAAGAAAATGAATTTACCTGCTAAAAATCTAATGGGTATACCGTGGCGACTTGCATTTGCCCTACAAGATAGTGGTTGGATATTACGTCAGGACATAATATGGTCAAAGTCAAACTGTATGCTGGAGAGTGTACGGGATCGCTGCACTAAAAGCCATGAGTACATTTTCTTGTTTGCCAAGAGGCAGCGGTATTACTTTAACTCCGATGCGATATTAGAGCCAGCAGTTGGATTTAATAATGAGCCAATTGCTGGTAGTGTTGGAGCTTTTGGACAAGAGCAATCACGTAGACGCAAAGGCAATAGTAAGACTTTCCGAGGCGGCAAATACACAGCGCAAAATACATTTGATAATTCAAGAGAGTTGTCACGTAATAGTCATGGTAATTGCGAGAATAACACCGGTAAACGCAGAATGCGAAGTGTTTGGAATATGGCTACAACTGCGAGCGGTAGTGTTACGCATTACGCTAAGTTCCCAAATGAATTAGCTGAGCGGTGTATATTATGTGGTACTGCCGAAGGTGACATTGTACTTGATCCGTTTGTCGGCAGCGGGACTACTTGCAGAGTTGCAAATAGATACGGCAGGCAGTATATAGGGATTGATCTTAATCCAGCATACTGCAAGGCAGCAGAAGCCGAGATACCGATAAATTTATTTTAGTTAAAACGGCCGCGCATACTAACTATATACAAGCATAAAGGGAAGTATACCCCTGCGGAGGTGATTAGCCCGTAGGGGGCGGCCTTTTAAATATAAGGAGTTGGAAATAGTGACAGAGTTACTGATTAATATAAGTTTGGAGTTGTAAACTATGAAAATGTTAGATATAAAAGCAATGATTGCAATGATTGAGGATGAGCCAGAGGATAAATATATACCGGTATTAAAGCCAGTACTTATGCAGATACTGACTGAACTCAAACATCTGCATCGGAAGAATAGCCAGCTCGGCGGGAAAGTGGCTCGGTATCGGAGAGAGAAGAAAGAGCTTGAAGATGCCTTGGCGATGTACCAATGACGACGTGGAATGAACTGCCGGCACACCTTGTAAGTAAAATACGTTCGGACAGCGTAACGGCGCCGGCGAATTTACCCGGGGCTGTACCTGTGCTGAAATATGGCAATGCAATAACTGAGGTTGACGGGATTCGCTTTGATAGTAGGAAAGAAGCAAAATACTATGAGGACCTACTTTGGCAGCAGCGTACTGGTGCAGTAAAAAGCATTGAATTACAGCCTGAATTTGTTTTACAGCCTGCTTATGAGGTTGCAGGTAAAAAGATAAGGCCGATTATTTACAAGGCAGATTTCAAAGTTACGGAAGCCAGCGGCCACGTTTATTATGTTGACACCAAGGGCATGAGGACGCAGGTGTATCTGATCAAAAAGAAGATGCTGCTTTATAAGTACCCTGATATTGATTTTAGAGAAGTTTAAGGCGGTGGAGTAGATGAAAAATCGAAAAACGGCAAAAAAGCTAACACCTAAAGCAAATGAAATCGTTCGGGTGGTGAGAGATATGTCCGAAAAAGTATTGCGAGATCGTTTGATTGAGATTATTGCCGAATCGATACAGCAATATCATTACGAGGTCAATAATATTGTTGAATTGGCACCGCTAATAAGTGACGCAGTAATAAAGGAATTAGGGCTTGAAGTTGTGGTTCGTAGCGTTCCAGATGTAGAAGTGATTATGAAGAATCGTTAAAAAAGTAATGACTTTTTTGATGGAAGCCACGGAAAATGAAAGGAGAAAGACATGATAGCAATTAAAGAAATGGATATGCCTGAGAATTGCTTAAAGTGTCCTTTTATAGATGAAAGTGGGCAGTATTGTCAAGTTGATGGCAAAGCATTAGTGCCTAATATTCTTTGTATAGATATCGAGGGCGTACGAGAGAATTTTAAGGTTTTGGAAAGCGGTAGGAATACATATTGCCCATTAATTGAGATCAAGGATGGTGAAGAAAAATGAATCAATTGTTTATAAGTGTTACGGTGCTTTGGATGATAGCTTGTTTTGTAATGAGTACAATATCTAAATAGGAGCGTGAATAACAATGCCATATACTATAACGATTTATTTGAAATCTGACAACGATATTTACATGAAATTTGGTGCAGAATTCAGTAAATTCATTTCTGAGACAGACTTAAACCATTGGGAAGAAACAGCTATAAACGCTTTAATAAGCATGAGCGGTGGCACAAAAGCTATGATAATTAGCAAAAGTGAATATGAAGAAAATATAGACGAAACCGAGAGCATTCCAGAAGATGATTAGTGGATAAAGGAGTGTAAAGAACAATGAATATCATGGATGTTATTTATTTACTAATGAATTGTGTCGTTACAGCATCTATTACTGTGGCTATAGTGTCAGCTCTTTGGTCTATGTTGGTACTTCTGACTGACAGCAGTGACAGACATAGCCGCTTATATGTCATTACTCACACTATAGGGGCTATAACACTTATGTTATTTGGAATAAAATTTCTCGTAGTATGGTTGAAATGACCAATCATAAAATATGTGTTTACAGACAAGGGGGCATGAAAAATGTATGAAATAGGACCGAATTTATCAATGGTATTAATAGCTATATTGACCGTAGTTTTTATAGCTGTTTTTGGATATTTTGGCACAAGAAGGTGAAGAAAAATGACTAAATTAAAACCTTGTCCGTTCTGCGGTAGCAAAGCTAAGATGGAAAGAACGCCAATTAATCCTTATTATTATGTGATCTGTACAAATCTAGAATGTGACGCAACTGTTGGGAGATTTCAGCCAACAGAAGAAGAAGCTGTAGCAGTATGGAACAGACGGGACGGTGATGAAAATGCGTGAAATATTATTTAGAGGTAAAGGAAGAAATGATAAAGAATGGCGCTACGGCTTTTATACAGAACAGCAGGGATACCCTTACATAACACCGGATGGAGTGGCGATGTATGAAATTGACGCTAATACCGCAGGACAGTATACAGGCTTTGTTGACAAAAAAGGCAAGAAAATATTTGAGGGAGATATATTAAGTATCTACAACACTAAAGCCTTTCTTTTCGCCGTAGAGTGGAACGGTAATCAATATGTTCTGAAATGCACTACTAACGGCGTGTCTGTTAACATTCTTAACGTCATAGAATCGTCAGAAGATGCAAAAGTTATAGGAAATATCTACGATAATCCTGAGCTAATAAAGGATGGTGAATAGATTATGAGATTGATAGATGCTGAATGGATAACATACGTACTAAGAAAAATAGCACAAGCCGAAGATAAAGATTTAAGTAAAGGGGAGTTTGGGCAGGGATATGTGAGTGGGGTATATCATGCTATACATGTTATTAAGAGTACGGAAGCGTGTTTGCCTAGAGTGTGTAAACACTGTCATTTAGTACAATACCACGACAATAACTACTGCGATAGATGTGGACGGCTTATAGACGAAGCCCCTACAGTAGAAGAACGTAAGCTTGGGCATTGGGACGGGGGCGGTGCTTATTACTGTTCTAATTGCAACGCATATGCCGCAACAGATGTATTTGGTGGCGGGTTGGATATTACTGAACAGCATTATTGTTATAACTGCGGGGCTATTACGGTGAAAACGAATGAACATACTAAAGTTAGAACGATCAATAACTTTATTAAAACCAATCATCTGGAAAATGCCTATGAACGAGAAAAGGGATGCTTATATAACTTTATTGACGGCTGCTCAAAAGCAGCTACCACAGGAAGTAAGTCCCTTGTTATCAGAGGATGGTTTACCAGTAGGTTGGAAATGCCCTGTGTGTGGGAAATTAGTAGATGATGATGCTCATTATTGCAAATACTGCGGCCAAGCTATATGTGATGATTGAAAGGTGTTGAGGATATGAGTAGGAGCAGAGAATTATTTCATTTTTGTGCGGCTATGGATGTTGAAAGTATTAAGCGACAGGGGCTTACGCTTGGAATGTGTCCTGTAGATACAAAGCGTGGAATTAGAATGATTAAAAAATGCCAGTGGCTAACAGTAAATTCTGATCCATCAAAACAGACGTGGGCAACAAGCCATGGGCTTAATTATAGCCGAACAGCTTATAGGCTACGCATAATAATTCCAGGAAAACGTTTACGTAATTTGGTTGCAGCGGGAGAATTCGTAAAAACACTGCCAATAGAAGCACGTTATTTTGTGGAAGATTGGACAGGGTCAGAAGATTGGTACATATATAGGGGAGAGATTCTTCCGCAGTGGATAAAAGAAATCGAAAAGATGGAGGAGCAGATAAATAATGACTAAAATACTGGTTGATAAATTACCTGAAACGTGTTCTGATTGCCCATTATATCAGGCTCCAATAATAATACCAATTACCAACGAATTATCTCAAAACATTCCTGCCAAGTGTAGCATAGGTGAAAAAAATCCTAAATGTTGGAGCTGGTTTCAGGAGGTATCGAACGATGACGAACGATAAAGCCTACTGTATACGTAGTAACAAATTTATGGATAAACCCTGTACTAACACCGACTGCGACCGGCACGAAGCTAATGTACCGCTTGTAGATGATGATGGTAGCCGTAGGGGGTGGGTACTGTTTGAGGAGTGTAAGGAGTATAAACATGACTGAGATTATTGAATTAGTAAAATGGCTTGTATCTGCATGGATAGTATATATGGCGTTAGTTATATTGGCATTTATTTACATATTTTGTAAAACTTGGAAGATTTGGAGGCTATAGTAATGAATAAAGTTATTTTAATGGGTCGCTTAACCAAAGACCCGGACGTAAAGTATACACAGACCGGCAAAGTAGTGACACAGTTCACTTTAGCGGTAGACAGATCTTTTAAAGATGCTAATGGCAACAAAGAAACCGATTTTATCCCCGTTGTTGTTTGGGGTAAAGCTGCTGAATTAGTGGGTAACAGCTGTCAAAAGGGGCATAGACTACTTGTAGATGGACGGCTTCAGATACGTAGTTACGAAGCCAAAGACGGCAGCAAACGTTGGGTGTCTGAAATAATCGCAAATGGTGTGGAGTTTGTAGAGCGAAAATCTGATAAAGGCGGTACAAGCGGCGATAAAAGCGAGTTTGAGCAGTTCGGGCATGCGGTGCCGTTCGATGAGGATATCCCATTCTAATGAAATCAAATACAGCGTTAGTAATTGGTATAGCAATAGGCGTTATAACGGGTATAGCAATAGGTGTGGGTAGTGAGATAGGACAATATATAGTATGGACTATGATAATGCGGTAGAAGGAGCTGAAAACGTGATAGATTGTGAAAAATGTTATAGGCTAAAAAGTTGTGGGGACAGATATTATTGTGCGTTTATAGGCTTAAATCCTTGTATTAGAGGAGAACATACACCAGTACAAGAGTATAAAGGTGCAGCAAATCCGCTAACATCGACAGATCCACGTTTAGCTCATTTACAAGAGCAGCAACGTAGGCGTGAGGAAGCTAGGGCAGGGAAAGAAACAGACACGGGAAAAGAGCACTACAAGCCGCACAAAACTATGAAAGTAGTATTTAGGGATATCATGGATAAACACGGTGGGATTCCGATATTTCAACCGCTTGGAAATTCGGCATCGTCTAAAGCATTTGACTGGAGCGATATGCATACAACAATTTTTGAAATGGGGTTTGCTGGGTGGGATGTTCCGGCGATTGCTCAAAAGCTGAATGTGAGCAAAAATACGCTATATTCATACATCGGTAGATATAGGGGGTAAAATGATAATGATACTTGGCAAGAAAACCTTAAAGTCTGTAGAAAACAAATTTTTCAATTACCAAAAAATAAAATATGCCATTATTGATGCACGAGCTGAACAGGATTCTAAAGGTGGTTTTACCGGCGGAGATAATGGACATAGTCGAGTATCAGACCCCACGGCTATAGCGGCACTAAAGCATATAACTCCGCTTCATTATGTGACTATAAAAGATGGTCTATGGGATATTAAGTTTTATAATCCTGAAAAATGGATATCGATTATAGAGTATTGCTTTGGTATATATAATAATTCTTTGACTGGCGAATTAGCTAAACGCAGGTATATAAAACACGAAACGCCTGAGTTTACTATGGGAGAAATGAGAATCAGTAGTAAAAATACGTATTATTCGTGGCGTGATGATATTGCTATGATGGCTGTAATGTTAGCTGTAGGAGAAGGTATTATTGATCCAACTACTGTTACAGAATGAAATGGAGGTTTAAGGATGTCTTATATATACAAGAATGAACCTAAAAAGCCTCCTTCTCCCCCACGGATAGGTTGTTTTAAAGGCGAAGAAAAGTATAAAGCTGATATTAAATTTGAAAAAATAATTAAAGATCTTTATCCTTCGAATTTACGACAGAAAGACATTGTACAACTTATGCATAGTCGTTATGGATGGTCTGCTAGCGAAAGCGCCTTTTGTGATAAGATGCGTAGAGGACTAAAACTTTGCGAAGCTGAACAGTTGTTGAATGTATTAGGTTATGAATTAATAATAAACAAGAAGTAAAAAGTTCTGAACCTTTTTTTACTTTTTATATGTTATATTATCAGTGTAAGCTTCTGTCTTATTAATAAAACGAAAGCCTGTGGGTGAGTAGTTGGGGCCCAAAGCTGCGGCTACAGGCTTTAAAATGATTTATCAAAAAGTATGGATTTTGATAAGTAGGGAAAAGTCATTTATCAAAAATAGCTTATTTTGATATAACGCATAGTTTGAGAGTAGTGTAATCTTCAATTTGATATAACGCATACGCAGTAACCCGCTCACTATCCGAGCAAGTGGCAAACCGTATGCTAATATATTGGCTATGGCGTTCGCCGTATGATGGCATATGATAGCTGCAATTTATCGTATGAATGATGCGGATAACTACCCATAGCACCTACCGTGCGGCTTGCAGCGGCCGCACTGGTAGTCTCAAAACATCGCAGGGAAGCCTAGTAACGGGATAACCTGCAAAGGTGAAACGTTCAGGCTTAGCGCTTGGACATTGCCCTGCCGTTGGGGTAATACAGCGGCAATAATACCCTTAAATTTTATGAATTTTTAAAGGTGTTAGCGAAATACGCTTATTAAATAAAGGTATAGCTTATATGCGAAGGATGCCTGATGGTCTTGAGCAATGTGACTAGATCGCATTATTAGAGAGGTATTACCATGTCGTTACTAAAGCTGTTGGGAAGTTTAATACTAGTAATAAGTTTATTAGTCCTTATCTTTATGATTTTAGTGTTCATTAAGCATCTTAGTGGCTTTTGGTTCGATTTTGTAACTATCTTTTTTTTGACGATTATAATAACAGACAAGATTGTATCGTACTTTTAATTTAATACGAACTAAAGCAATGTGCAAATTATTCACATTGCTTTTTTATTGCCAACTTTCAGAGAGGAGATAAGCAAATGGCAAAAGGAAAATTTGAAGATTGGTTAAAGCCTGACGGCTTACTTCTTATCAGAGGGTGGGCAAAAGATGGTTTAACTAATGAACAAATAGCAGAGAACATAGGGATATCGCGTTCTACCTTAGCTGTATGGGAGAATCGCTTTCAGGACATAGCGGACGCCTTAAAAGAGTGCAAGGCAGTTCCTGACAGGCATGTTGAAAACCAGCTGTATAAAAGAGCAGTGGGATATAAGTATACTGAAGTAATTAAAGAACGCGATAAAATAACCGGTAAAATGGTTACTACGAAGGAAATAGAGAAAGAAGTTGCTCCGGATGTCACAGCTCAAATTTACTGGCTTAAAAATAGAGTGCCGGAAAGATGGCGGGACCAACGTGAAACAGTACTAACTGGTAAAGACGGGAAGGCCATACAGGTTGAGCAAATTCCTTCTGTGGATTTATCTAAGCTTAGTAAAGAAGAACTGATGGCTTTAACTCGTGAGGCGTTTAAAAATGAACCTAACGATTAGCAAAGATGCTTTGCAAGAGGGCATACGTCGAGAGCTGGCCCGTCAGACATTAGCCGGCTTTACATTATATACCTATCCGGGTTATCAGATGGGGTGGGTACATGAAGAAATATGTCAAAAGCTAGATCGGTTTCTAGAGGATGTAAAAAATAAAAAAAGCCCGAGACTTATGATTATGGCCCCGCCTCGTTCCGGTAAATCTGAAATTATATCACGTAGATTTCCTGCATACACTTTTGGTAAATACCCCGATATGTCAATTATAGGAACTTCATATGCAGCTGATTTATCAAGTCGCAATAACCGTGATGTTCAACGTGTTATGGATAGCGAGGAATATCATAATGTATTCCCAAATACAAATTTGTTCGGGAAAAATATTCGTACATTTGGTAATGGTGCATATTTAAGAAATTCTGATATTTTTGAAATAGTTGGACATGCTGGCACATATAGAAGCGCCGGTGTAGGTGGTGGTATTACCGGCATGGGCGGCAATATTCTTATTGTTGACGATCCGCTTAAAGATAGAGCAGAGGCCGACAGCCCTACTATTAGACAAAAGATATATGACTGGTATACATCGACACTTTACACAAGGCTTGCGCCAGGCGGCGGGATATTGATAATTATGACCCGCTGGCATACTGACGATTTATGTGGCCGACTTCTTGCTAATGCGTCTAAAAATGATGGTGATCAGTGGGAAGTAGTTGAATACCCTGCTATTGCTACAAGTGACGAACTATACCGCAAGACTGGTGAAGCACTGCATCCAGAGAGATATTCTCTTGAACAACTGCTGAAAATCAAAGCGGCAGTCGGCAGTCGTGATTGGGAAGCGTTATATCAGCAAAGACCAACTATTGATGGTGGCACGATTATAAAAAAAGAATGGCTAAAATATTATACGAAGCTGCCTGACAGTTTTGATACTATTGTTATTTCATGGGATATGACATTTAAAGATACCAGTACAAGCGACTTTGTTGTCGGTCAAGTTTGGGGGCGCAAAGGAGCAGACTGTTATCTGATTGACCAAAAACGCGGCCGCATGAGTTTTACGGAAACCATAGATGCCTTTTTGGAGTTGAGCAATAAATATCCAAAGGCACTGCGCAAACTCGTTGAGGATAAAGCAAATGGACCTGCGGTAATTGACGTTTTAAAACACTCTGTGCAAGGCATTATACCGATTGAGCCAGACGGCAGTAAGGTTGCGAGAGCGTATGCGGTAACACCGATGTTTGAAGCTGGTAACGTTTATATACCTGCACCAGAGATTGCTTCATGGGTCAAAGATTATGAGTTGGAATTATCGCAATTTCCGATAGTTGCCCATGATGATCAGGTCGATGCTACGACGCAAGCACTTAGAGACTTGCAGCAACATAGAAAAATAATTATTAATCCTCGGATATTACGGAGGTAAAAATGAGAACGAAACCGCATTCAAAACCGTTAAAAATGAAAATAAATAACATGATAGTTGCCGATACTGCTCCTAAAATGTTGTGCCCGGATGATTTTAACCTGCCCTATACTTTGGGTGGTGTGCCGGAAGAACAGCAAGTTATTTTAGATAGTTGCTTTGCTCCGGTATCGTCACTTTTAGAGCACAGTATCAAGGGGCTTGCCGCAGAAGGTATCCCGATGTTTGTAGGCTATGGTGTTTTAACAGGCCTTGCGCAAGTTGGGATTGTTCGCGCCGGCATTGAAATGCGGTCTGACGAAATGACTCGTAAATGGGGCGAGTTTGTCAGGACTGGTGATAACGATGACACTGATACTGATGATAATGACGATAAAGTCAAAAAACTTAACGAAGATGCTGTGAAATATAAATTGCCTGCGATATTTAATAAAGCTTCTAGCTATTGTGGGTATTATGGCGGCACGCTAGGCTTTATTGATACTGGAGAGGCGCAGGATAGATGGGCTGATCCTCTGATTTTGTCGCAGGAAACTATCAAACAAGGCGGGTTTAAAGGTGTAAAACTTATTGAGCCATATGTAGTAAGCCCTGGTTATTATAATTCGGTTAACCCGATGGCAGATGATTATTACAAGCCTACACTATGGTATGTGCAGGGGATACCAGTACATGCTTCAAGGATGCTGTACTTCGCAGAAAATGCACTGCCAACTATTCTGCGGCCGGCTTATAATTTTTTTGGCTTATCATTAGCGCAAAAGGTATTGGATGCAGTAAGTCATTTTACTGGTTGTCGAGAGTCGGCAAACCGGTTGCTTGAAAAATGTTCGCTTACTGTTTTTAAAACTGATATGACTGAAATATTAAGTGGTGGTATGGATACGACACTGCAGCAGCGCATACAGTATTTTGTCCAGAACCGGAGTAATGACGGCTGTGCTACGATCGACAAAGAAAAAGAAGATTTGGTCGTTATGACCACGTCTTTGGCTGGTGTAACTGATTTGGTAAGGCAGGCAATGGAATATGTTGCGGCGATGTTTAACGAGCCTGTAACGAAGATGTGGGGACTTTCGCCGGCAGGTTTTAATACCGGCGACTCTGACCTACGTAATCACTATGATAATATCGAAAGTCTGCAGCAGAAAATGTTTGGCGAACCTATGACAAGGTTATGCAAACTTTTACAGCTTAATGCGTTTGGCGAAATTGATCCGGCAATAGAGTTTAAATTTGCACCATTATCAGAAGATGATGAAGCGCTTAAAATCACCAATAATAAGACTAAAGCTGAAACTAATGTAATGCTTATGGATGCTGGGGTCGTAGCTCCGGAAGAAGTACGCGAACAGTTGATTAATGATCCGGACAGCGGTTTTAATAATTTAGAACCTTATGACCCTGCTGCTCCGAGTACTGACCCGTTAGAACCTTTTGACCTGTCTCTTGATCCGCTCGATAGCCCTGATATTGAACGGAAAGAAGTGACAATAGATGCCAATTTTAACGAAAGCGATCACAAGCGAGATGCAGATGGAAAATTTACATCTGGCGGCGGTTCAAGTGAAAGTGGCAATGAGTTGACAAAATCGGCGAAGGAATTGATGGGCAAGGAGTATAAAGGCTACACAGGTCAAAAGGCTATAGATAAGTTGCTTCAAGAGAAAAACGGACATATAAAAAAACGCCTTTACCCGTGAGGATATAGGCGGCATAAGTGTATTATGGGGTGACGATAAAGCGGGGCTAAAACATATAATTACACAACGTACTAAACAGGGGTTTACACAAGAGAAACTTGATAAATTTTTCTCTGAACTTGGTAATGTTATTGAAACAGGTGCATTGGGAAAAAATGATCGAGGAACTTTTGAGCTGTCGAAAGACGGAAAAGTTGCTGTTGTTTCACCAGAACTGCATGAAAATAATTTTACATTTCTTCTAACTGCATTCAAGAGAAGAAAAAAAAATAAAATAGATTGTCGGATGGACGCCGTCTGGGATTGACACCCAGTTCCCATCATTCGTTAGCAGCTAAGGCGACTTTCTGCTGTCGACAATCTATTTGGTAAATACATTATATCATATTACCAATATAGGAGCAATATATGAAACAGCAAACTTTTGGTCGCAGTCGCCCAAGTATAGCTTGGGAACTGCAATACAGGCGAGTGTTAGAGGAACTTATTGCTAAGATGCAAAAAGATGTTGAGCAGGAAATAACTCAATATTATAACAACGAACTTGTTACTGATGCTGCTTCGGTTAAGTGGGTACAGATAATGAAGGCGCTTCGACAAAAGTGGTACCGTGAATTTGATGTAAAGGCCCGCGAACTGGCTAAGTGGTTTGCGGATAAAACCAATAAGCGAACTATGGCGCAGATCCAGCGCAAGCTAAAGGAAGTGGGTATGACTATAACTCCTTCTTACACAGCAGCGCAGAAACAACTCATCAGTGAGATTGTTGCTGAAAATGTTGGAATGATTAAATCCATACCGCAGCAGTATTTGAGAGGAATACAAAAAGTCACTGCGGGCACTTTTAAGCGTGGTGGTGATCGGGCGACACTGGCGAAATACCTTGAAAAAGTCTTAAAACGTGTTGTTGATGACGAAAATAAAAAAATACGGCATCGTGCCGTACTTATTGCCAGAGATCAGACCAATAAGGCTACACAGCAACTGGCAACTGCCAATGCACAGGCGTTAGGTGCAACTAAAGGTCGTTGGATACACGTGCCAGGTAAATATAGCAGTCGTAAAACTCATGTTGAAATGAATGGGAAAGTATTTCCTTTGTCAGATGGGTTGTACGATAAAGATGTACACCGAAATGTCAAACCGGGTGAGCTTATATATTGTAACTGCCAATTTGAGGTTTTAATGCCCGGATTTGATGAATGATTAAATAACTCAGACGTCTACAAAAGTAGGCGTCTTTTTTATGCCCACTTTTAGAGAGAGGGGGTGAAACCAAAATGAATCGAGATAAAAATAAAATTGCTTTTGATGCTCAGTTGAGTGTGCGCCACATTGACGACAACGGTTATTTACATGTTGCGCTGACGCCTATCAGTAAGGCCTGTGTCAATCCTTACCTTGGCCGTGAACTGCCTGGCTGGGAAGAAGAAGGTCTTGATCCGGATCGCATTTATTATGGGCTGCGTGATCCTGAAGAACTGGAAAAAGCAGCTTCGACTTTTAACGGGCTGCCGCTGCTTTTAGATCACCATACTATCAGCGCAGATAATCCACAGAAGGATTACACAGTCGGTAGTACAGGGACAGACGCAGTGTTTGAAGCACCGTATCTTAAAAACAGTATGAGCGTTACTGATGCTGAAGCTATTGCTGCTATTGAGGATGGCACAGCGAGAGAAATTTCCTGCGCTTACAGATTTACGCCAGACTTTACAGCCGGAGAATATGACGTAGGTAATGGTGACAAGGTACATTATGACTTTATTATGCGTGAAATATCGGGAAACCATGTCGCGCTTGTGGCAGAAGGTCGTGCAGGGGCTGATGTAGCCGTTGCAGACAGTATGCCACATTTAAATATTAAACAAAGGGGGACCAAACAAATGACAAAAAGACAAAGAATTTTAGCTTTTAAACGCCGTCGCTATGGTTTGGCTGAAGATGCTAATTTAGGCATCGAAGCGTCCGAAGTTACCAGCGCCGGCTTTTTAAAAGCGGTCAACGTTATTGAGGCACAAGTTGAGGGCTATGACCCGCGTGAAGTAGGTCTTGATATTGATGCTAATGCTACCGTTGACGAAATCATAACTAAGTTTATGCCAGGTTTGGATGATGAAAGCAAGGAAGCTTACCGAGGTATCCTGACCAAACTTAAAGGCGCAGACGTTGCCGATGAGGATATTGAAAAAACCTTAGAGGATGACGACTTTGAGGAAGGCGTCAAGTACGGTGAAAAACTGGAAAAAGATCCGGCAGAGCGTCGGAAACTTGACAGTGAACATGAATCTGAGGGAATGAAAAAAGTCTTGGACGAAGATGTCAAAGTTGAAGATGATGAACTTGACGAAAAAATGAAGGACCCTGCTTTTAAAGCAGCCTTTGAAATGGGCGTCAAATATGGTGAAAAACGTGAAAAGGCTGACCCTACACGTATTGACCGTGACCACGAACGTGAGGGAGAAAAACGTGCTCTAGGCGAGGATACTATCGCTAAAGTTAAAGCTCAGGTTGCTAAAGAGATGCGTGGTAGCTTGCGTGCGTTAAACAACGCTGCAGCCAAAGTAAGACCTATTGTCGGCACTATTCAGGACCCTATGGCTTTTGACAGTGCCGAGGATATTTATGCATTCGCTTTGCGTCAAGCAGGCAAAGACCCTGCCAACTATAGCAAAGCTGCTTATGCAGGTATGGTTGATATTTTGCTTGATGCTAAAGCTGCTTATCCTATCGCTAACGACAGTGCTTTTGGACGTCGTAGTACTTTAGACGAAGGAAGCATGAAAGCTTTTGAACGTCTTGAAAAAATCCAGTAGAGGAGGATTAAAATAATGGCTGATTTTCAAACTAAAGTAAATATTTATCCTGCGGTGGGCGTACCGGGTGCGTTTGCGTCTGTCAATCCTATCGTATCTACATCGCTCGGCCGTATTGCAGGCGCCGATGTACCTATCGGTGGTTTCTGCTGGGATGACCCGAGCAATGAGGGCGAAGTTTTGCCCAGCGGTACTGGCAAGCCTTTAGGCTTCGTCTGTCGCGATGTGATTTATCCTATCGCATCCTTTGATCCTGCACAGAACTTTGTGCCTGAAGGCTGTACTCCATGCATTATGGTCGAAGGCGACTTCTATGTTCAACCGGAGGCTGCAGTAACCAAGGGGCAGAAGGTGTTTGCAAATTTAACTACAGGCGCTGTATCGGGTGGCGCTGCTGGTGCTACTGTGTCCGGCTCGGTTGAAACCGACTGGGCATTTGCTACTGGTGCAGAAGCTGGTGGCATCGCGATTATTACTAACTACGGAGCTACTCCGGTTATTCCGGCAGCTGGCGCATAAGGGGGGACATAAATAATGCTTACTGAAAGAGATGCAATGCGCTTGATGCGCGAAAAGGGATTTGTCTTTGATCGCGCACAAGGCTTTATTACTGAAAAAAATATGCAGCGTATTTTACAGGATAGCGCTGCAATGATTACTGCTCCTAACAGCGGTGTACCAGCTGTAATGACTACATGGATTGATCCTGCTGTAGTGGAAATTCTTACAGCACCAACTAACGCCCGCGAGATCTTTGGTGAAACGAAGAAAGGCGACTGGACTGACAGCAATGCTATCTTCAAGGCTGTTGAGGCTACCGGTGAAAGCACTGAGTACACCGACTACGGCAACGGTGCTACAGCTGACGTTAATGTTACCTATCCGACACGTCAAAATTATCTGGCTCAAACCCATATCCGTTATGGTGAGTTAGAAATGGCAGTGTCTGGCCGGGCCATGATCAATCTGGCATCTGAAAAACAGCGTAGCGCCGCTACAATCATCAACAAGGAACTGAATAAGTTTTATTTGTATGGCGTGAAAGGTAAAGAAATCTATGGGTTACTCAATGACCCAAATTTGCCTGCTGCACTGACACCGTCCGTAGTTGATACAGACAAGACTAAATGGACAGATAAAACCACTCAACAGATTTATAATGATATCTTGCTTTTGGCAGCAGAACTGTTTGAGAACTCTAATGGCAATATCGACGAAAAGTCCGACCTTGTGCTTGCAGTCCCGCCTGCTGTCAATGTTATGCTGGGCAAAGCTACTGATTTCAACGTTAGCGTCAAAGATATGCTTACTAAGTATTTTGACAATATCAGCTTTGTAACTTTGCCTGAATTGGCAGCAACCAGCGGTAACAGTGTTATGTTGATTGCTAGGACTGTACAGGGCTTACCGACTGCGCAGCTGGGGTATAGCGAAAAAATGCGTGCATTCCAGCTTATCCCGAATACTTCCAGCTGGGAGCAGAAATTTGCATTTGGTACTTATGGCGCGATTATCTATCGTCCGTTTGCGATCGCTTCTATGTCAGGCGTGTAATAGCAAAAGCAACTCTTCCAAAGGCAAAATGGTATAATGTAAGCAACTGAAAAGGAGGTTGCTTACATTATACCTAAAGCCGTTAAGTCACAAGAATTTCTAAATCTAAAAAACAATAAATTGTATAAATTAGCTTGTGAAACCTTGGAACGTGAATATAGTGGTGATATAAAGCACCATATATATTCTAAAGAACTTGACTTAGAAACAATAATTAGCGTAAATCCTGAAGGACATATTTTAGCACATGATTTGATGTATAAATTTGCTCCGTGCTCTTACACATACAGAAGTAAAGTAAGTACAGAGATACTTTACAAAAAAAGTGCAGCGTCCAAAAAATCACAGACAGTAAAAGATTTGTGGAATGCCCCTAATAGCGTTTATCGAACTGCTGAATCAATTAAAAGGCGTTCTGTTTCTCATTTAGGTAATAAAAATTCTTTAGGGCATAAGCACTCTGAAGAAACCAAGAGAAAAATGTCAGAAGCACAAAAGCGGAGAGATAAAAGCACGTTAAAATCTTTATCTGGGAATAATCATCCGAATTTTAAGCCGATTTCAGAAAGCCAAGAAATAGCTGTTGTTGGTAAAGTATTTGCAACATACATGGATATTAAAAATGCACTTAAAATTTGGGAGAAGTCGAGAGTTTCAAAACCACAAATGCAACATTGGTTGAATATTCATGGGTTGAATTATATAGAAACAGAAGAAGGAATTTTAGTGACAAAAACTTAAAATTAAGGCATCTGTGAAACACAGGTGCCTTTTTTATTTAAAGGAGCGATAATATGGCAACTAAAAGAACATCTAAACCTACTAATGACGAAGTTGAAAACAAAACTACAGAAACGACACAAGAAACGGAAAAAGTGACTTCGACGGCTACTACTGACGAAGTTGTTGACGGCGAAGTAATCGGTGGCGAAACAGAAGAAACTGTCGAAGAAGCACCGATACAGACTAGCGGTGAAACTGTAACCGTCTGCTCTAACTACCCGCGCGACTTGAAATTTATGGTTCCAGATAATTCCGGACGTCAAGTAGCTATCGTTATCAAAGGTAATGCCACAAACCTGCGCGGCAAAGAAAAAGGCATTATCCCTATCGGTGGCTATGGTGTGACTACGGGCGTGCCCAAAGATGCCTGGGAATGGATTTTAAAACATCGTCCTGACGATGAGTTTATAAAAAAAGGATTGGTTTTTGCTACTACTGCAGCCAAAGCCAGAGCTGCTGCTAAAGAAAGCGCTGAATTGCGACATGGTTTTGAGCCTGCCGATACCAAAAAAGCAAACAGCCGTCCCTATAATGGCTGATCATGGACGGAGTAGTAATATTTGATCCTGCCAAATTCAAGGAACTGTATCCGCAATTTGCTGCGGTGTCCGATGTTATCTTAACTAATTATTTTAATGCGGCAACTCTGCTTTTGAATAACACGCCTAAATCGCTGGTTACGGACCTTGCTGAACGCGAAACGCTGCTTTATATCCTGACCTGCCATATTGCAACGCTGAAAGAGCGAGGTGACACGCTGGTAGGAACAATAACAAGTGCAGCAGAGGGAAAAGTCAATGTGTCGGTAACGCCGTTCAATAATGCTAACTGGTATCAGCAGACGCAGTGCGGAGCAATTTACTGGGCGGCTACTGCTAAATATCGTCTGGGGGTGCGCTATAATGCCTGGCATCCATGTTAAAAAAATAACCGGGGGCGAAAAGTTGCAGCAAAAACTGCGGGAAATAGCGGCGATCAAGGCGCAGGCAAAGGTAGGCTTTTTTGACAGGGCTACTTACCCAAATGGAACATCAGTGGCTTATGTGGCCTATCTTAACGAATACGGCGGACATAATCCGCGTCGGCCTTTTATGAAGCGCACTGCACGCAAGAATATTAAGAAATGGGTACTCGGTATCAAAAAAAATATCAAAATGGCAGGTATGTCAAGGGCGAATGTTAAGCGCGCCTATGAACGTGCTGCAGTTGTAGCTGTTGGCGATGTTAAAAAGACGATTAAGGCGTGGCCGCCGGACGGTAATAAAGAATCTACTGTTAAAGCCAAAGCACGGCGTGCCCGCAGCGGTAAGAATCTGCAGGCGATAAAGCCTAAAACAGTATTGATCGATACAGGTCAAATGATTGGCGCTGTCAGTTATGAGGTGAAGGCATGATAGGTTTAAATTTGCATAAGGTCGTGCGGGGCGTTATTACTGCTGTGCATCCTGATGAAGAATGTACCCTTTATCAATCTGTTGGACAGGTCAACGTCAAAGGCGTAGTCAAAAGCAAATATAGTGAGCCGCAATCCGTTAAGGTAAACTTTCAGCCGCTGGATACACAGGCGCTGCAGCATCTTGAACGTGTGGGCGATACCAAAGCCAGTGAACAGATATTTTTATATTCAGATATGGCGATGCCGATCTCAGCAGGACAACGTCAGCCGCTTTTACGCAGTGGTGATTTTATTAAACGGATTGATGGTACTTGGTGGCTGATAACGTCAGTTATTGAGGATTGGACACGTGACGGCTGGGCTAATGCAGGCATCAGTCAGCAAATCACGGCACCTGATTTTAGCGCCAGTGACTGGAGCAAGGGTGATACAAATGTTTGAGGCAGTAAACGATTTTATTTTGAAATTCGCGCCTGGTGTGGTACAGGACAATATTTACCTAGGTTATTTTAACAGGGCCAGTCTGCCGGATGTTCAGGATTATACGGTAATTTCTGTGTCTGATACTTCGCGTGTAGGTACTAATATCGGCGACGATGCGCAGGCTGCCGACAATATCTATACGACAAAGGCCCTGTATGAATACACGATTGACATTGACTTTGTCTGTGATGATCAGATGACAGCACACAAAAGAGCCTCAGCATTGGCTACTCTGGGACGCGATTATATTGCAGTTGATTTTTTCAAAGGCTATGCTATCGGCTTTAATTACGCTGACGATATGGCTTATTTACCTTTTGTCGATTTAAGTGACCAATACATACACCGCTATCGTGTGACGCTGCACCTGACACAATGGGAAAGCGTTAGCACTAGCCAGGAGTATGCAGAAAAGGTTGAGATCAACCTGGTCGAAAATATCGACGCTCACCATAAACCAAAAAAGGAGTGATATTATGGCAATTCCTGCATCACAAATTGTAAATGTAACGCCGCGGGTTATTAATGCCGGCGGTAATGATCTGGAAATTACAGGGCTTATTTTAACAAAAAATCCTTTGTGCATCGTGCCCGGGACAATGGCTTTTACATCTAAAACAGCTGTAGGAAGTTATTTCGGACTTGACAGTGCTGAATATCTGGCAGCAACAAAATATTTTTTAGGTTATGATAATAGCTTTAGGAAACCGCGCCGTCTGCGTTTTGCCCGCTTGCTAACTGAAGCGGCAGCCGGTAGCTTGATCGGTGGCACAGCGCAAAATCTGGAAACGCTGAAAACCATTACAGACGGTGGTTTGACTATCAGTATCGACGGTACTGAAAAAAGTGTGACCGGGCTGGATTTTAGCAGCGCCAATACTCAAAGCGATGTGGCCGCAGCGTTGCAGGCAAAACTTACGGGGACTACAGTAAACTATAACAGTAATTTAGGCAGCTTTATTGTTACATCGGCTACGACCGGTGTTGCATCGGCAGTTTCGGTTGCTTCTGGTGGCACCGCGGTTGGAGGTTATACTCCGGCACAGGCTTTAGGTCTTACTACAGATGCCGGAGCTTTGATATCTGCCGGCTCTGCTGAACTTACCCCAAGTCAAAATATGGACAGCATTATCGATCAAAACCAAAACTGGGTAAGTTTTACCACGTTGGATGCAGTAGACGATGCAACTGTTGTTGCTTTGGCCGAATGGACTAATCTGCAGAATGTTTCTTATATGTATTGCCCTTGGACACAAAACCCTGCAGATACGCTGCCCAGCAATACTTCCAATTTGCCTAATACTTTAATTGCAGCAAATCTTGAAGGAACTATCTTAACCTTTGGTGGGTTAGAAGATGCTTTACTGGTCCTATCTATCGGTGCGTGCATTGATTGGAACAGGGTAAACGGCCTTGTAACTTATGCTTTCAAAACACAAACAGGGTTAGCTGCATCCGTGACAGATGAAACTACTGCTGAAAATCTGGTAGCTCTGAATTGTAACTATTACGGACGTTGGGCTACACGTAATGATGACTTTATCCAATATTATCAGGGCAAGATGATTGGCGGTAACTTTGGTTATGCTGATGCATATGTCGGTAATATCTGGCTGCGTAACGCTTTGCAGGTAGCTATTATGAACGGCTTGAATCAAACGGGAAGTGTACCATACGTAGAACGTGGCTATGCCATTATCAGAGCGTGGTGCAGTGATCCAATCAACAGAGCACTGAATAATGGCATTATTGATACTGGGGTGACTTTATCTGAAGCGCAGAAAGCTGAGCTGATTACCGAAATCGGCCAGGATGTATCCAGTGAAATATTTACTAACGGCTACTACCTACAGATAACAGACCCGGGGGCAGTTGTTCGTGCTAACCGCGAAAGTCCTGTTATGGGACTGTGGTATACATATGGCGGCAGTGTTCATAAGGTAGAATTACCAGCTACAGCAGTATTATAAATAAAAAGATCCCTCAATTATGAGGGATCTTTTTATCCGATTTTTAATTCTTTAATCAGGGCTTTTTGCAAAACATTAGAGAAGTTTATATTTTCGTCTAATGCTTTTTGATTAAGCCAAGCTGGGATGGTCAAAGTTTTTTTGACAGATTTAGTATTTTTCGCTAAATCTATATTTGCCTGAATTAAAGATATATATGTATTTTCTTCTTCGAGAATAATATTCTTAGGAGAGGTTGCTTGAGGAAGTTTTTCCCCTGCTTCCAAAATACCTAAGATATAACACTCCACTGCTTCAGCAGCGTTTGCAAGAATTTCTTGTTGGTTGTCCCCTTGTGTGGAGCATCCAACTAAATCTGGAAATTCTGCCCATAAACCGTCTTTGTCATCGTGTATAATTGCTGGATAAATAAGTAACATAATATTTACTCCTTTTATAATATGTAGAACGGGGCTTTATTCAAGCCCTGTTCTTTTTAAAATCTTTTTTAATAGTCCGAGTTTCATGTCTTTTCCATGAACTGGTATAACCTCTAATTTACCATCTTTCTTTAGTCGGTGATGGCTGCCTTTTATGCCATCTAATTCCCAACCATTTTTTATTAGTAATTTTAGCAGGTCTTTATCTTTCATTGTGACCATTAGCTGACCTCCTCACATACATATTATAACACGTGTACACGTATAAAACAAGAAGGGTTAAATATTTTTTATTAAAATTAAGGAGTTGACAACATGGAAAATAGAAACATTACATCCGCTGATGCGACAATTGTATTACAATGCGAAGATTTATTTCCGCAGGGTATCATTTTAGAACAATTTTCTACTGATGCTATGATTTCACAGGCAGATGAAACCTTTGCAGAAACACGAAAAGGCGTCGACGGTCAAATGGTTGCCGGTTATGTAGACGGAGTAAAAACTTTGACTATTACACTTGAACCATCCAGCCCTAGCGTCGAATATCTTGATACTTTAGCTAGGGCTACACGTTCAGGGAAAAAGATTTACTGGCTTACATTGCTGATGTCTATTCCGGCACTTGGTAAAACGCTTACTTACAGCAACGGTGTATTAAAGACAGGCAAGCTTTTGGCAGATGCACAGCAGGTTTTTGCGCCGATCCCTTATACATTCGATTTTGAAAGTGTTAAATAAGGAGTAAATTATGAGAAAAGAAGTTTTATTTAATATTACTGACGATGGCCGCCAGTTGACTTTTAAGGTCAAACAAATGCCGGCAACCAAAGGCGAACGATGGGTTAACAGAGTTGTTGCTTTATTGGCTAACTCTGCTACTGGACAAATCAGCGATTTTGAATTTAGTAGTTTAAAAGCTAAATTCAGTGGGCCCAACAAACTGCAGGAAATTTTTAAGGTTATTGGTCAGCTGGATTATGACAAAGTAGAGCCGCTTTACGATGAGCTTTTGAATTGTTGTGAGCACGTACCAGACCCAGTTAATACAAGCTTTTCTGTGCCGTGTACTGCGGCGAATATCGATACGATTATCGGTGAATTTAAAAATCTGTATCGCCTGAGATGGGAAGCATTAAAGGTGAATTTTGATTTTTTTCAGATCGGGCAGAGTGCCCAAGGTCAACAGGTCCAGCCGTCAATTACCTTTGCGAAAACTACCGCAACGTCGGGACGCTGACCGGTATCGTAGTATCTCAAAAGTTGGCAACGCTTTGCGAACTGCAGAGCGTTTACAGCTACGAGGATCTGCTCGATTTTTATGAGATCGTTGTAGTCAATAATATCAATGAATATCGAGCGATGGAGGAGGCGAAACGAAATAATGGCAGGTAGGAATATTGTCGATGAAATTTTTATTGCTCTTGGTATGGACACCAGCGATGTAGATAAAAATATCAATGCACTAGTTGATAATGTAAGCGGCAAATTGAAAAGTATCGCTATGGGTGTGATTGCTCCTGCTTTAGCCGCTATTACATCAGGGCAGATAGTGCAACAGTTCACGCAGGAGATTATTCAAGTGGACAGATTAAGCGAATCCTTGGGCATCAATATTGAGAAATTGCAGCAGTGGCAGGGTGCCGCTGAGATGGCAGGTGTCGCAGGAGAGGAAGTTGGTGAACTGTTTGCGGATATTAACGATTGGATGACAGATCTTGCTTATAATGACAGTGGTCCGTTAAAAGATGCAGTAGAAAAGGGGTTATTAACACCAGTAAAAAATGTTAATGGCGAATTAAAAAACTCTGAACAATATTTAATGGAGATGGCAGATTCTTTCCGCAATATGAGTAAACAGGAAGCTACAGGCATAGGCCGGCAGATCGGTATCGGCAGAGCTGATGTTGTGGCATGGCTACAGCAAGGCAGTGCCGGCATCAATGCTCAGTTAGAACATGTTAAAAGGCTGGGTGTGTATACCAAAGAAGATGCTAAAGCGGCCAAAGATTTTACTAATGCCAGTAATGATTTAGCCAGAGCTATGAAGATGATGCTTCTGCCGGTTTACAGGGTACTTGCTCCGGCAGCTACGAAAATTGCCGAAGGGTTGTCTTTTCTGGCGCAGCACGCCGAAGCATTGATACCTGTTTTGATTGGAGTATCAGGAGTAATGTTAAAGTCTGTATGGCCTGCACTAACTAAGCTTGCGTTAGCTGCGAAGTCTTTTATTTTATCGCCATGGGGAATTGCAATTGCCGCACTTTTGTTACTAGGATATATTTTAGAAGATTTTATAGGCTGGCTTAATGGAGAAAAAAATACTTTTGGTGATTATTATCAAGCTATAGCTGACTTCTTTAAAAACGGAGTTAAGGCATTAGAAGATTTTCAAAAAAATGCTAGAGCAGCTATAATTGGTTTTCGTGACGATGTTGTAAATGGATTTAATGATTTTGTAAGTTCAGCTCAAGCTGCTTTTGATAAAGTAAAACCATATATTGATGATTGGGTTGCTGTAATTACTTCTGCTGTTGAACTGGTTTTAGCAATCTGGAAATGGCTTATTGGTGGCGGAGATAAAGCTGCTGATGAAATTTCCAAGACCTTTGAAAAGTTAAAAAATAACTTAGGAAAACATTTTGATAATATGTGGGGAATTGTAAAAAAATTCTGGTCGGTTGTAGAACCTATATTTAGTAAAATAGAGGGGTTTTTCGGCGATGGAAATAAAAAAGTGCATCTATCTATTGATGACCGTAGAGCTGGTGGGATAGATAACAGCAATCGTCAGACCGATGTCAAACTAACTAATAATTTTTATGGTGTTAAAGATGCAGAAGATGCACGTGATAAATTTGCTCGAGATGCTCTTAGCAGTCCACTTGTTAATGGGCCTGCTAATGGATCATATTAATGATGGAGGTATAAGATATGACAACCCTACCAATTTCAGACAAACAAAAACAATCAAGTAAATGGCGCTTTGTAAATGAGCAAGGACGAAATGTACTGCCGGACGCAGTTGTATTTCAGGTAAGCGTTACATCGGGTGGCAAGGTGGTATCTGAACCTATCGAAAAAGGTTCTTTTATGAGCTATAACAAAGTTACTAGCCCTCTGGAAATCAACGCTGATCTATCATTTTCGGGGACTAATGCTTATTTACAATCTGTAATTGACATGATAGAGAATTTAAAACAGGAAATCAGCTATTTTTCTATTGTTACGCCAGTTTATGAGTATGAGCGCATGACACTGCAAAACTACGATTACAGTCTTAATGCTACTGATGGCTTAGGTGTGCTGCATATCAATGCGCAGTTTGTCGAAGTCCGTGAGGTCGATGTAGCTTACAGTAGTGTTGATGTCAGTACTATAACGGCGGCTGACGCTAAAAATCCGTCAGATGCCAGCAAAGTAAATACCGGCACTACTACGCCGGCCGAGCCGACTGCTGAACAAAAGAAAGTTGGCGAAACAGCACTTTATAAAATATTTGGTAAAGTAGGGCTGCCAGGTTCTCGAAAAAATGATGAGATTGATTGAACTTTAGATTATCGGTAGCAAATGATAGGGAAGGTGATAATATGCAAGTCATACCATTACAGCAAATACCAAACCAAGAATTTAATATTGTTTTGAATGGACAAAACTGTACTATCCATTTGTACCAAAAGGGCGATTATATGTATCTGGATTTGACCTGTGACGGTACTATTGTAAGGCAGGGAGGTATTTGCTTGACAGCAATGGATTTAGTGCAGTATCCGACGCCATATTTTAGCGGTACGCTGTTTTTTGCCGATATGACGAACAAAGATACTGCCCCGCATTATAGCGGGCTTGGAACGCGTTATGTGCTTTACTATGAGGACGAATTATGACAAGTTTCAGCGAAAAAACAATCAGGACAACTGTATATATGCGGCAAGGTAGTTTTAATGGCGGCAGTAACACTGTAAGCTTTGAAGGACTGCCGATCGAAGTAAACGTATCTAAACCGGGAGGCGAGGATATGGGCAAGGCTACTGTTACAGTAAATAACATGAAGTTAGATACTATGCAGCAGCTAACTATGCTGGCATTCAGGAAACTGCAAACTTTTAATAACATTATCAAAATAGAAGCGGGCGAGTTGGGACGGAAGCTTAATACAGTATTTGAAGGAGAGATATCGTCTGCGGTGCCCGTGATGGACAAAGACGGCAGCGTCAGCTTTAAAATCGAAGCTAGAACAGGCTATTATCCTAATCAGCTTCCTACTCCTCCTACATCGGCCAAAGGCGAAACAACAATCGAAAAACTAATGAAAATTTTTGCCGGCGAAGCTGGGTATGGTTTTGAAAACAAAGGCATTACTGCCAGCGTAAAGAACAGTACGTTTATTGGCTCACCTATCCAAAAAGCGCACGAATTGGCACGGCAGACTGGTATTGATCTGTTGATAGATGACCGTAAGTTTATCATTCAGCCTTATGAGATCAAAAATTCTGGGAATGTAGTTTTGGTTAAAGGCGATTCAGGTCAGTATGGTTATCCTTCATTTACAAATGACGGCGTACAGTGCAAGATCTACTTTAATCCCAATCTTTCATTGGGCGGGTTTTTCGAGTTGCAAACGATTTTGCCGGCGGCTTCCGGGATATGGAAGATAAGTAAGCTGGAGCATAAATTGAGTGCCAATAAACCAACTGGCGGCGATTGGATGACCAGTCTTAACGGCGTGTGGGTTCAGGGGGTATGAGCGTGTCAAATAATGAAGCAGTACAAGGTCAAAAAAATATCTATAGCGCTAACAGTGATGTTAATGCTATAGATTTTTTTGTGCGTATGTTACAGAACAAAATAGCTACTGCACAGCCGGTTAAAGTCGTTGCCGTTGATACGCAGGGGGCACAAGGACCTACAGGTTATGTAGATGTTTTACCACTGGTTACCTACGTAGATGGCAAAGGTCAGGCAGTGCAGCCTGTAACGTTGTATCATTTGCCATACAGTAGAGTACAGGGAGGTAAAGCAGCACTGATTATTGATCCGGTCCCTGATGATATCGGAGTTGCTGTTTTTGCTCAATCTGATAGCAGTAATGTTACAGCAGGGACAAGAGAACCACAACAACCAGGTAGATTACGTAAACATAGCCAGTCTGATGGTTTTTATATTGGTGGTTTCTTAAATCAGGCTCCTAGTTGCTACTTAGAGTTGACGCAGGATAATAAGTGCAATCTGATTGCTACATCAGGTGTGAATATTAAAGGCGATGTAACTGTTGAAGGTGATGTTATCGCTAATGGCATAAGCCTTACGAAACACGTGCACGGTGGTGTAGAAAGTGGCGGCAGTAATACCAGCGGTCCGAAATAAGGAGGTAAATATGTTTAATCGGCGTTTATTAATAAATTCGGGGGGGACACCGCCAAAAACGCATTCAGTCCTTGAAGTTCACGTAGACACAGCCGACGGCAGTCATATCGTTTCCGCTTTGGTAAAGATTACATATAACGGGCAAAGTATTATAAACGGCACGGACAATAAAGGCATAGCCGTGTTTGAAAACGTACCGACCGGAACAGAAATAATTTATAATATCTCCAAACCTGAATATAACACGGCGTC